TACGCAATCCTGCGTAAGCATATGGTGAATAACGGTCTTTGGCAGTCATCCTATGAGGAGGAATCGTGAGCAATACTGACCTGACCGAACTAGAGACGCGCGCCGCGCAGCTCGGCTACCACTACGACGGATTAGTGCGAGTCGAACACCCATTCGCTGACCAAGAGAATCAAGTGACCTGGACCATCGTTCTGATCGACACGGCAGGAGAGGAACTGACCTTCCAAGCGCCAACGATTGAGGGAGCCATTGAGGTCGCCAACGACCGGATGGCACTGCTCTCAGGTCTGGCTGACCAGTGAGCGGCTGGGATTGGCTTGGCGTCACACTCATCGTGGTCAACTCGTCGCTCGGTCTCATCGTCCTAGCATCGCTGCCGCTCAGCTTGAAGCGTGGGGTGGGCGTACCTGCGTCGCTCGTATTCCTCTTTAGCAATGCAGCGACAGTGGTCTGGATGTGGAGGATGTTGCAATGGCAGGCGTAAAGGCAAAGCGCGCAGGCGCAGCCAAGGCACCGGTATGGACGGTCACCGACTGTACCGAGTGCGGCAAAGTCATCGACTACACCGATCCAAAGCGGCAGGTGTTCCCAGCCCAGCGCGTGCTGGTCATTCACGAGAAGGGCCGACGCTTTGAGTGGCGGCACAAGGCGTGCGTCAAGTGATCAAGGTCGACATTCTCTGCGACGAGCTGGATGACGGCATCCGCTGTGTGCAGGAAGGCGCAGACGCCTGGTGCCTTGACCCTAAGATCGGCAGACAGTTCGCCAAGTTGAGCATTCGCTACACTGATGCAGCTGCACCGGAGGGTTGGTTCTTTCTCAATGAACACATCTTCAACCGCAAGACCATTGCAGACTTGCTGAAGGCAGGTCACCTAGAAGTAGATCAGTCAGCCTTTACCCTTTCGGATGGTGGTCAGGCTCGACTGGGAAGGCTGGTAGTCAAGTGAGCAAGATGTCTGACCTAGACATTGATCAGCAGAACGCTGACAAGGCGAAGCGCGGCAAGCGCGCACGCAACAAGGGCAACTCATTCGAGCGAGAGGTCGCCGAGAAGATCGGCGGCGTCCGAGTCGGCCAGTACGGCGGCAAGACGGATGTGATGTCCGACTGGATCGTCATCCAGTGCAAGGTGGGAAACGGCTCCTACTCAGAGCGCTACGACGGCTGGCTCCGCTCGGTGAAGGGCAACTCTAGCCAGATCAGCGCACTGGTCGTAGGTGACGCACCTGGACCTGGCACCAAGCGCCGCTCAATGATCATCCTTGATTTTGAGGACTTCATTGACCTACTGGACACGAGCAGCTGACAGCGCTGCTGCTGGCACTTGCCCTGCTAACCGGCAGCGGTGGTCCAGACCTGACGCCACACGGCGTGCCGACACACGGTGTCGCCACCTGGTACGGCGCGCACCACGCCATCTCGAAGCACTACTGCTACGGCGGATTCGCCAACACCTGCTCGCCATACGCCACAGGAGAGAAGATCTGGTATGCAGCTGTAGCAAGTTTCTCCTACTACGCGAAACCGTATAGAGTACGAGTCTGTAGGAAGGACCAGCCGACGCGATGCGTCACAGTCTGGGTGAGGGATGAGTGCGCCGGAGGGTGCAGGAGGGATCTAAAGAAGCCGTGGACAAGCAAGAGCCGAGCCATCGACCTAAGCCCAGCCGCCTTCTCTCAACTCGCGCCGCTCGGCAGAGGCGTACTCCAAGTGACAATCGAGGAGTATCCCCTGAGCAGCGACAGTTTCAGCAAGCCTGTGCGGCGTGGTCTGTAAAGCTCGGCGTCAAACTCAACGCACTCTTCAATCTGATGCCGCAGTTTGGTAAGAGCGTCCACTGGGCGCGAGAGCGCTACTACGGCGGCACCTTCGTCACCGATGCAGATCTCTACTGGGTCAATGCTCGCGTCAATGACGAGAGCGAGATTGAACACGCTGGCAAGTTGCAGCGCTACGCAGCGGCCGTGGATCTGATGTGCCGCGTGTGTGCAGGTGAAGATGAGAAGCATCCGACCTGCTGGGATCAGACTTGCCCACTCCGACCCTGCTCCCCACTTCCACTCAGGATCTACGAGTGATGCGCTACGCTTTGTCGGCGACGGCGCGACCTTTTGGTGTGCTGCCGTCACTCGCCCTGCCGGTGGAGTCCTCCCATCGGCAGGGTCTAACTTGGGGCAGCGTAGACGCTTGCACGACCATCACGGCTATTGCCGGTCAGCAAGGAACGAGTGGTGCAACTCCACTCCTGCTCCACCACTACAGGAGGGCGAATGGCTAAGGCGCAGGACAAGTTCATCGCTCTCCGTGGCTGGGTCACCGACGCGCAGGTATTCCTCAGCATCGACACCTGGGAGATCACCATCGTTGAGGCCGCAGCCGATGTTGATGCGTGGGCAGATATTGATCCGCACCCACAGGCGTTCACCGCTGAACTCCGCGTGAGTCACGACTTCTGGGCGCAGACGCCAGAGCGACAGCGCTCCATCCTGATCCACGAGCTGCTGCACATCGTCTTGGCACGCTATGCACGAGTCGCTGAGACACTCGAAGAGCCGCTTGGCAAGTTGGCGTGGGCAGTCCTAGAGCCGCAACTGGAGGACGCAGAGGAGCGCTGCATTGAGCATCTCACTCGCATCATCGCTCCGTACCTGGCGCTGCCGGTGTTGGCGAAGAAGTGAAGCGCACACAGCGACCCTGCTCGATCTGTGGCGTAAGCAAACAACTTCCGACGAATGGGTTGAAGTGTTTTGTGATTTGGTTCAGAAGTGGAAGCCGATCGGTTGGGCTGAAGAAACAGGGCAAATCAATGCGGCAGTTGGACCTTTTCTTGTCAAACGAATGCGAGAGCGACAAGCCTACGTCGCTCGAGCGCAATTCCCCAGCACCAAATCTAAATCAATGCGCGCTCAGTCAATTATCGGACGGATGGCCCAAAACGGCCTCTACTGCCCATTTGGAGCCCATTGGTTCACCGAGTTCAGGCGAGAACTATTATTGTTTGATGCCGGACGATTTGACGACCAAGTAGACGCCCTATCTTTGATAGGCCAGGTTTTGGATAAGATGATCCCAGCTGATAAATCATCTACCGAACCTAAGATAGAAAAGGTCTTTTCAACCTATCCAGGGAAGTGTACTGTGACCCTGGAGGATATGTTTGAAGCTAATGAGCGGCGTTACGGCAAATCCCGTAATCTGAGAATCCAATAATGGAAATTGAACTCGATCAATTGGCTGGACCTGATGGCGGGCGTGAATCTACACGCCTCGCCAAATTTTGGTATGACCAGATAGAAAAGACAGGCAAGGATCGAGCATATCAGCAGTACATTAAGCGCGGCCACAAGATCGAAGCCCGCTACCGTGACGAGCGCAATAAGACTGATGAGGACGAGAGGCGCAAGTACTCTTCACTCTGGTCTAATATTGAAATCCTGAAGCCAGCCATTTATGGACGCACCCCGCTGCCGCTCGCCGAGCGTAGGTTCGGCGATAAGGATCCTATTGCTAGGGGGGCGGCTCAGATCCTTGAGCGCGCCCTACGCAATGAGATTGAAATTTGCGGTTTTGACGAGGCTATGAGCCAAGCCGTCAATGATTACTTACTTCCAGGCCGAGGCACTGTGTGGGTTCGTTATGAACCTCAAATTAGTCGTGGTGTGTCCCTAGGCACTGAAGATGGCCTTGATATGGAGGACACTGAGGGGGAACTTGAGCCTGAGCTAGATGAAGAAATTGATGACGGTGGGGATCCTGCTGAGGATAAATTAATGGAGACGGGCGATCAGATCGTCCGTGAATCTACACCGGTTGATTACATTCATTGGGAAGATTTCTTTATTTTTCCTGTTGGGGCTAGAACTTGGGCTGAGGTAGTAGCCATAGGCAAGAGGGTCTATCTCTCTTATGAGCAAATGCGTGACCGGTTTGGCAAAGATATTGCCAAGGAAACAATTAAATTGACCAACAGTTGTACTATAACCAGCTTGATAGCCTACTGCTGTGTTGTTAGAAGCTGTGGTGTTACTGTTAAGGGCTTGTTGTCCAATAGCGGTATTTGCAGAACCAGTAGTATTTAACACTAATGCGTTTAAACCAAAAGCTGACATCATGGC